TACCACCAAAGACTGCTTTCTCTACACCTGTGATAGAACCACTTGTTTCTAGTGGTGTGGTCTTCTGTATGATACTTTCACCAGTTATATTGAGTGGATTACCATCTATCAATTCACATATCAATACTTCATTGACTCTATACTCAGCATCTGATGGACTAATGATATATTTTGATGGTTGAATCATCTCAACCTTCTCACCATACAGTGCACCAAATAATATTTTGAATGCCTCCTCTGTACCCTTAGATTTGTAGAAGTCCTTTGATTGTCTTATGAAATTAGATTGATCAAGTTTCTCATCTAATTTTCTCTCAGCAAATCCTGACAATACTTGCTTTTTGAGTTTCTTTATAAACTCTTGCAAGAATACATTACTCAAGTTGTGAACTCTAGCATCTACACCATGTGTTGCAACACCAGTGTTAGTAAATGTTAGAAATTCTGGTTGATTAGTTCTACTATTATTCTCGATCCCACTAAAACCTCTTACACACCCCTCAAATGATGTAGATCCTATACCTGTATATGTGATTACCTCATTATCAATCTTCAAAAGACCAAATTGTCTTGGCCATCCCTTTGTAGAGTCAACATATATTACGTCATCATTTGCTCTGGCATATTGACTGACCGAAGTAAACCCTATAAGGTTTTCTTTGTTGAGAAAGTCTAGACTTTTGTATTCAACAAGGTTATCAGCGATGTCAATAGACCCACCTTGATATTCTTGAGAAATATAGTACTGTTTTAGAAAATCACCAAGAAGGGGGTTCTCTTCGTCAATTACCTCAGGTATTTGACTTTCTATAATTTCATTTATTTTGACTTTGGTCAATGATGTTTGTATCATTAGTATCCGTAACCACTACTACTGCTTGATGATGAAGATGATGTAGATGTTGTCGATGATGTCTGTGACACACTTGTTGATGAACTATCTATAGGACTTGTAGGAGTGCTTGTTATGGGAAGACTTGTATCAGAATGGAAAGCACCTGTCATACGATTTCCATTTGACATGGTATGGAACGCACCATAGTAAGGTTGACCATTCACATAACCAACCAGTGTAGAAGCACTTGATGTGCTTGTTATGATTGCACCTCTTACTTTTGCACCATTACTGTAACTTGATTGTGGATTATACCTTGTACCAGATGTATTTGCACCTGTAGATATAGGATCCTCTCTCATCAAGAAGTTACTATTAGATACATCGAATTGTAGATATAACTCTTTCCTTGCTAATACGTCATTTGACTGTGGTATTGCTTGTATCTCAATAATGTTGTCAGGCAATACAGTTCCAGTAATATTCACAGTGTCAATTATAACCTCACCCTTCTTATAATCGATAGATCCAAATGAAGAAGAAAGTATCTTGACATTAGTGTCTGAATCAAGTTGGAATAAGAATAAACTACCTGTGTCTCCAGATACGTGTTGATCAGAGAAATACACTGTACCAGATACGCCTGATATATTGAAACCAGTAGACTTGATGTTATAAGATGATTCATTTCTGTGGAATGTATTGTCAAAACATATCTCATATTGACTAAAGACATTCAACACCGCCACTAAGTTTCTCCTAATCCTTATTGTGGTAATATTCGATGTAATAGATTCACTTACCCTATCAATCAATGATAGAACCTTACTGTATTTGAATCTGCCACCAAATTTATTGAGTTCAGTGCCACTAGCAAAGGCATTCATCGCTTTTATGACATCAGATCTCAAATTCTGAGTATCACCCACAAAGTTTGCATTATAGTAGACATAAGAATCAAGTTCCACATACAAGAACTTCAAATCGATGATCTCTGGCACTATACCTGCTACAGAATAGTTCTTCAAAGATGTTAGTATTTGTTTCTTTGTAAATTCAGATAAGAATGATCCGTTCTTTGGTTTTGCAGCGATATAAACTCTACCATACTTGGGTGGAGTCAACTCCTCACCACCAAAGGCACTTATTGATTCTATGTTTGGATACACAGATGGCACTATTGCCTCGTAGTCGTTCGCTGTGACTGCTCTGTGCTGTGAAGAGTATAATCTAGGTGCATAGTATCTAACGCTTCTTATATCCTCTATATCGTCTCCATTTGATGCTGGATATTGTGGTGTCAAGATTGCATTGAAACCAGATTCTGTGGCAAGGTTTTCATTTACAATAGTACCTGCAAATGACAATCTTGCTGCACCATTCCCTTCCTTACCTTCAGTCTTTATGTAAGAAATCTCAATTACATTACCATTTGTCAACTTCTGTCCAAAAATACCATCACCAAATAACACCTCATACTTCTCATCAGTTGTTTCTTGTATAAGGAATATATTTGATGTTGATGTGACACCTATGATATTATCAACTAACTTATACTCTGTTGTCGTAGTGCTTGCGTTGTTTTCTTTTACTTTGATTCTAATTGTAGATGTGTCAACACCATTGTTAGGTAGAATATATCTTTGATTTGGAAGAGAATCATTCACCACAAACTTAGACTCAAGGTATTGTCCTTGATATACTTCAAATGTTCCTTGTGCTTCTCCTTGATATGCCACTCCTGTAACTTCTTCTGGTAGAGAGAATAAGAAGTTGACATTTGATACTGATCCGTTACCGATCAAACCTGGTTGAAATTTTATTGTTTCAGTTGTAGATGTAAGACCAACAATACTATAATCTACCAATGTTCTTGCTGCTCTCCTTGAGCGTGGAACATAACCTATATTTCTTGCTAATGATACTACGTTTTCTCTTAGTGTAGCACTGTCTATGAATGTCTCGTTTACAACTGCGTTAGTATTATATGCTGTGGTGTATGAATTATATGCCAGAAGATTTACAATGACAGAAAGGTTTGACCCCTCAAAATCCATGTCACTGAAGTTTGAGTTTTGTCTTAGATAATCTTTGATTGAGGTTTTGATGTCCTCAAAGTTGAGATTGGTAAATTGTTGCAGTGCCATTATAACCTTGTTGGTTCTAGTATGAAGTTGACAGATTGTGCAGGGGCAGAGAGTCCAATAATATCATATTTTATTGTGACCTCTATGGCATTCTGATCAGGAAAAGACTTGAAGTCTACACCTGTCAACGCCACCCTCGGTTCAAAGTTCTTGATAACTGTCTCTATCTCAGTTTTCATTGGATCGATATAATCACTATTTGCCAACTCAAAAAGCGATCCACTGATTCTTGTGCCTAACAGTTCGTTGAAGAATACCTCACCTCTTATAGTACGAACTAAATTTTGCACAGAACGCTTGATGGCATCCTCATTTTTCAATGTAAGGATGTCTCTAGTTACTGGATGTTTTTTGAAGGATAAAGAAATGTCCTTGAATCCCTGCGAAAACGTCTGTGCTGGCACTCTTTTTTATAGTCTGGGTATATTTATCATTATTTAGAGACAAAAAAAGACCCTCTATTGAGGGTCGTCTTCATGTCCGAGGTATCTAACCTCTATTTCTTCGGGGTGAGGGAATCCTTCTCTATAATAATCGTCCGCTAATTCTTGCGTTATCTCCAACATTTCCTCTTCCGATATAGACGTGAACTCTTTACTCCCTTTGATGTAGATATCATATAATTCCATGTCTGTTATGTTCATCATACGACTTATCTATATGATTCTAGTTTTCTCATGCCCGACTCTACATTGTGGATCTATCCATATTTCAAAACCTGCTTTGATTGCATCAAGACAGAATGATACATCTTCACCACACATATCTTGTACTTCACCAGAATCAAATACCTGCATCTGTGGAGCGAACCAAGGATACTTCATCTCTTTATGTTCAAAGACACCTTTCTTGATAAGCAACCAACCAAACCCAGAATAGTCAACAGTAAATGGTTTGCGTCTCTTGACAATACCTTCAACCATCTCATGATTCATAACACCACCATTCTCTTTGAAATCATCCTCTTCCAACCAATGAGCACATGATGTAGTTCTACCATCCTCTGTTGCATACCACCCACCTGCAATATCTTTTTGCATTGCAAGAACACGATAGAATGATTCGTTTGAAAATACGATGTCACTATCAATCCATAATTGATAATCGTACTGAAGTTTACCATCCCAAGGTAATTGATCAGGACCTCGTAGTACATTCGCACCAAGACACTTGCATCTCGCAAAGTTCACCATAGAACTATAGTCTTGTGCTATCTGTATATTTGCCCCGTTCTGTACCAACTCAAAACAGAGTGATACGAAATTCTTTAGAAAGATGTATGATACACCTCTGCCAGGTAAGCAGAATACAATACTTTTACCTTGTAGAAGTTTCTTTGCTGCTTCAATGTCAAATCCTTCTTTGTTCTCAGTAGGTGGTTTAGATACCACCTTGAATCCTTTAGCCATAATTAGAGTTCAGTCATATTCATTATAACACTTTATATAGCGTCTATCAACTCAATGATTTTATTCGCTATTGTTCGGTGTCCTTGTGGACTTGGATGCCCACCATTGATACCATTTGCATAATGGAATGGGTGAGTCTTCAATCCTTTCAACAAATCCATTTGCATCCACACTGGATTGTAATCAGTACACATACTTCTCCAATATCCCTTTTTGTTTTGGTAATATCTTTCTGGAAATCTTTGTGTATTTTCATAATGTTCTGCAATAACAGACACATACTTTTGTCCGATGCTTTTGCAGAATGTATCAAATAAAAATATATTCTTCCATAAATTTTCTGCACCTAATACATCATTGTATATTTTAGTATAGTAATCTCTCTGTGTTGTTGACCTCAATCTCTGTGGTGTCCATTTCTGAGGTTCTTTGTTTGCATCAAAATATTCTATTCTCTGAGTCACAGTAAATTGCATTACCAAAACGTCTGGTCTTGCGTGTTTCAGATAGTTGATTGTATTTCTTACAATATAATCATTACTAACACCACATACACCCATGTTGTATGCTCTGCATCCATAGTGATCAGAGACCAATTTACTAAATCTGTCATCCAATCTATTTTCCAGTTCATCACCCCATGTGATGCTGCATCCACTAAAAGACAGTAACTCCATACTTCATTTCAAATAAAATCGCATCTCCGATGGTATTTACCATGGGTTTTCCTTTGATGTTCAAAGATGTATTCAATAATACAGGACATCCAGTTCTTGCATACCATGCCTCTAGTATCGGTCTGAGTATGCTTGGAGATTCCTTTGGGACTGTTTGTACCCTAGCACTGTTATCAACGTGTATACAGGCAGGTATCGCCTTTGGTTGCTTACACTTATAGACATAAGACATATACCTTGATTGTTTTGGCATATCAAAGTAATCCTGTGCATGCTCTTCTAATACAGCAGGTGCAAAGGGTCTGAACTTATCTCTTTTCTTGATTTCGTTCACTAA